GGTTATTCGCGACCCCAGTTTATTTTTAGCGATAGTTAATATGCATTTACTGAATTTATAACTAATGGCAACGCAAAGAGAAGTATCAGAACATCTTGGTCTATCTGTTGCTAGTATCTCTGAATTGATTAAAAAAGGCGTATTACCATCAAAAAGAGGGCGTTCACCACTTGATATAGACGTTTGTAGGCACTCTTACATAGGATATTTGCGTAAATTAGCGGGTTATCACAAAAAAAGCGGATCAGGAGACATTGCAGAGGATAAAACAAGACTTACTAAGGCTCAAGCAGACAAAGCAGAGCTAGAAGTGTCAGAATTAGAGGGTAAACTCATACCTGCAACACTTGTACAAGATACTTGGGTTGATTTTGTTGCAAATGTTAGAGCAAAGCTGCTTGGTATGCCCTCAAGGCTAGCACATCAAATGATTGCAACCGAAGATTATGCTGAAGCAGAAAAATTACTAAAAGATTGTGTATATGATGCACTTAATGAACTAGCAGAAGATGGAATACCTACAGAATATGCAGGACGTGTTGAAAAACACGATGCAGACCTTTAAACCACCACCTGATCTAAAAGTTTCAGAGTGGTCAGACAGATATAGGAAACTATCACCTGAATCTTCAGCAGAATCAGGTCAATGGTCAACTTCAAGATGTCCTTATCAAAAAGAGATTATGGATTCTTTTAACGATCCTTTTATTGAAAGAATTGTAGTAATGACTTCATCGCAAGTTGGTAAAACGGAAATACTGTTAAATTCTATAGGTTATTACATTGATCAAGATGCTTCACCGATTCTAGTTGTACAACCAACATTGCAAATGGGACAAGCATTTAGTAAAGATAGATTATCAGCAATGATACGAGATAGTGAAAAGCTAAAAGGATGTGTTAAAGATGCAAGAAGTAGAGATAGTGGTAATACCACTATGCACAAAAAGTTTGCAGGTGGTCACATATCAATTGTTGGATCAAATAGTGCAAGTGGTCTAGCATCAAGACCAATAAGAATATTGTTGATGGATGAGGTTGATAGGTATGAACTATCAGCAGGATCAGAAGGATCACCCATCTCTCTTGCTATTGCTAGAACCAAAACATTTTGGAATCGCAAGATTTTTATGTGTAGCACTCCGACTATAAAAGGTTTATCTGCTATTGAATCTGCTTTTGAAGAATCAGATCAACGCTACTATTTTGTGCCATGTCCTGAATGTAATGAAAAACAAGTTCTAAAATGGAAAAACGTAGTATGGGAAGAGAACAAACCTGAAACTGCTACTTATGCTTGCGATCATTGTGGATCAGTTATAGAAGAATCAAAGAAACAATGGATGCTCAAACATGGTGAGTGGCGTGCAACAAAAGAAACAGAAAACACAGCAGGTTTCCATATATCAGAGCTTTATAGTGTTTGGTCTACTTGGGGACAAATGGCAACTGCATTTTTAGAAGCTAAAAAGAATCCTGAAACACTTAAGACATTTATCAATACAAGTCTAGGAGAATCTTGGGAAGAACAAGGTGATTCTGTAGAGTATGACACTTTACTAGAGAGAAGATTAAATTACGATCACACAACAATACCTGAAGATATATTGGCAATTACTGTTGGCGTTGATACACAAAAAGATCGGCTAGAGTTGCAATGCGTAGGTTGGGGTAAAAACTACGAAGCTTGGGTGCTTGATTACAAAATACTTTGGGGTGATCCAAATGCTCTTGGATGTTGGAATGATCTTGATGCATATTTAAAGAAAAGATTTAAAACTGAATCAGGAAGATATGTACCTATATCTTGCACCTGTATTGATTCAGGTGGATTACATACTAATCAGGTTTATGCGTTTACTAAGCCAAGACAAGCAAGACGAGTGTTTGCTATCAAAGGTGCAAGCATACAGGGCAAGCCTATTGTCAACAGACCAAGTTATGTAGGCAAAAACAAAGCTGTTCTTTATACACTTGGAGTTGATACAGCAAAAGAAGCAATCTTTAATAGACTTGCTGCTGAACCTGAAGATTCTACTTTGCATTTTTGTTTAGACTTAGATGAAGAATATTTTAAACAACTTACAAGTGAGAAGCGTATAACCAAATGGGTAAGAGGTAAAAAGCAGTTAGTTTGGAAGCAGATAGGTAAAAGAAATGAAGCTCTTGATACACTAGTCTACAATTTTGGTGCTATCTACATACTAAATCCAAATTTTGACGTTATAGAGCAAAAGATACTTGATAAAGGCACACAAAAACCTAAAAAACCTAAAAATCCAAACAAAATCAACATAAAAAGAGGTAATTTTGCTACTAATTGGAAGTAGCTAATGTCACATAACTTGATATATAAATATATTTATGTATACTGTATATATGTTTAACAAAAAAAGGAGTGGTAAACATGGAGAAATATTGGGTATATATTAACGGCTATCGAGTTGTTGAAACTAGGTCTATTGGATATAAGTGGGTTTTTTACAGAACTACAGAATATTCAAGATACAAAAGAATTAAAAGATCAGAGTGGGATAAATGTTGTATTTCAACATTAGCTGAAGTCAAAGATAAAATTAATATTATCAATAAAGCTATAGATAATAATATTTCACTTACAACAAAATCTAGAAATAAGTTTGGTTGGAAAAATAAACCTTTTGATCAAATAAAATTAGAAGTTGAATCTAGGAGCTTATAATGAAAAAAGCTAAACAAAAATCTTATGAGCTTGGTTTTGATTGTTGTACCAAAATAAGCAAAAAAGAAATCGAGAAAATGATTGCTAAGTGCATCAATCATCTTAGAAAAAAAGAATATGAATTGAACATTCCTAAGTTAACATATAGCATGGATAAAAAAGTGAAGCCATCACAGTATGCTCTTCAATGCTTGAAAGTGTATGACGATAGAAGTAGAAGCTGTGCAGGAAGAAGCCTAATACAAATTGGTCTTTGTTCTAGTGATTTGTCCAAAGGTAAATTTAAGTGGAAAGAATATAAGAGTTTTAACAATGATCCAACGATAGGTGAAATTTTTACAATATCACCTTATCAAAGACTATGGTTGCTTGTAGCACACGAAGTTTCTCACCATGTTCAATACAAGTATTGTCCTAGCGTGTTAAGATTTAAAAAGACTTACAAAAAAGGACATGGAATTTGTTTTAAAACAGTATATAGATATCTTAGAAGAGATTTAATAAATCCAATGATCAAAGAGCAAAACAGATTAGAAAAAATAAATTATGAAAAAGAATACAATGAATCTTATTATATTTAAGTTTTAAATTAAATTAATTCACACACAAAAAGGCTCTTAACTGAGCCTTTTTTTATTTATATATTGACAAAAACAAAATGGTTCATAATGTTATAAGTAGGTGTATCTATAACATTTATGAGGATTATTGTTGACTAACAGATTCGATAGAACAAATTATCCAACTGCTGAACCTGCAAAACTTGTTGCAGGCGACAGATTTACATGGAGAAGAGACGATTTAGCAAATGATTACCCTGTTGGTACTTTTGCTTTGACGTATGAGTTCCATTCAGACGTAGGCGGTGGCGGAAGTAAGAAATTTACAATTACTGCAACTGAAGCAGATAGCACCTACTACATTGAGGTTGGTTCATCAACTACAGCAAGTTATGCAACAGGTGATTATATTTGGGAAGCCTACATAACAAGGAGTGCTGATTCTGAAAGAATTATGGTTGATTCTGGAAGAACTGAAATTACAACCAATCTTGCTAACACAAACGCTGATTTAAGAAGTCATGCAAAAAAGGTGCTTGATGCAATTGAAGCTGTTATGGAAAACAGAGCTTCTATGGATCAAAGCTCAATGTCGATTGCAGGAAGATCACTTTCAAGAACTCCATTACCTGATTTGTTAGAATTGAGAGATAGATATAAAGCAGAATATCTAAAAGAAATAAAACTAGCTAGAATCAGAAACAAACAAGGATCAGGCAACACTATCAAAGTAAAGTTTGGTTCAACTTCAACTATTAATCCAACAGACTATACATAATGGCTTGGT